TGTACTTGCCGTGCATCTTGAGGTCCGCCGCAGCGGCTCCGGGCGAACGAGAAAGCTCAGCTTTGGCTTCATGCAGAATTTTCAGATCAGATATCATTTGTTTCTCCACAGGGGAAGGAAGTTAAAGGTAGACGCCCGGGTGGGCGTCTACCTCCGATTGATTAACGTGCCGATCCTCGACGTTGCTCGCGGCGAATCTTCGCCATAACTACACGAGCCGTTTGCTCGGGGTTGGATGCCCCACTGACGTTGATGTCGCCTACATTTGTGTTGTAGGTATCACCACCGTCGTTTCTGTAGATCGGTTTCTGACCAGCATTCATCGCTTGAAGCTGCGAAAAGAAACGTCGAGACGATCTAGCATTAGTAACAGTCTCTCCCTTGGAGAGCATTGCGGGTATGGTGTCCGTCCCACGACCGCCGTTTGCAAGGTAACCCACTCGACCACCCAACGCATTGAAATCTGCTTGGGGGTTATTGATGATAGGACCTTGCGACGAAGATGCAGCCCGGCCAATACGCACGGTAGCAGCAGCCACCGCATTGGCCGATTGCTCAGCCTGTTGGTACTTCGCCACCATTGCGTCGATACCCATGTTGGTCGAGTCAACCTCTGCTGTAACGCCAACCTGTGCTGCTTGAACTTGTGCAGCCTCTTGGCCGGGGTCTCCTAAAGACTCATCTTGGATGACATTTGCTTCTCGCAACCTTCTGTTGTGAAACTCCTGTAATCTAAGATTGGCCGCTTGGACAGCTTGTTTCCTACCAAGCATCTTGATCTCGTCACCAGTAGTGTCACGTTCAGGACTCATTTGACTCTGCTGGTTTTCTACCAAAGCTCGGGCTTCAGAAGCCCCCGCAGCCAACTCTTGGAAAGCTTGTTTGAGCGTGTCCCTCCAAGTGTCAATGTTACCTATTCGGAGAAGACTTTGGTCCAAACCATTGAGTTCTTTTTGGAGGTCGGCTAGTTCACTCTTGGACTTGGGACCTTCCGTGGCTATCCTTTTCATACTCCCCAAGATTCTGTTGTAGGCAGTATTCTCCGCATCGAGTTTCTTGAGGAACCCTCCCAGACGAAGTTCGCCCTTGCTGTCCTTTACAACACGTCTCGCCCTGTTCTTACCAACCTCTTCGAGAGTATTGAGAGTAGCAATAGCATCCTTCTGAGACTTGGTATACGACTTCTGACCTATGTCAGCTTTGGCAAGACCAGTCTCGATCTCACCCAAAGTATTGAAGTAACCCGACTGAGCCTGGGATAGCTGGGTAACAGTCTTTACGTCTTTCCCAGCCTTCTCAGCAACAAAAGCCACTTGAACGTTGAGGGGATCAGCAGCGAAGAGAGCCTCAAAAGCGGTTTTGAGTTGACCGTGAACCTCCCGCATGTTAGTGGGAATAGCCATGATAGTATCAAGCTCAACACTCATATCAAGAGCTTGAATCTCCTTAAACAACCCACTTACCAACTTGTCCGGACTGGCTGCGAATTTCTCCACACCTTCCGCGAACTTCGCGGCGAACTCCTTGGATATCTTGGTGGCTTCCTCAGCTTTAGCCGCTTGGTCCTCGGGTGTTAAACTCGTATCAGCAGAAGTTTTCTGGACTTCGATTAGCTTCTTACGAAGACCTTCCATCTCGGCTTGGTAAACGATAATCTCCCGAGTACTTTCAGCTAAAGATTTCGTATTGTCCTTCACCGCCGACTCACCCTTGGTGAGCGATTTCTGCCAGCGGTTTTGTCGGAGGATTAAGTTCTGAGTATCCTGACCTGCCTGTTGCTTCTGCAACTTCAACTCACGCTCCGTAAGGTCGCGTGTTGCCTTGCCATTCTCGTACTTCTTCTTGATAGACTTCGAGATAGCGAATGCCTGATCGTTGTAAGCACGCGAACTGGCCTGAAGCTGCTTAGCAGCGTCCAACTCAGCCTGCGTTGTAGCACCGGCTGCCATCTCTTGAGCACGTAATGACTCTTCAGCCGATTTCCTACGCAGCATCGAGAGCTTAACGTTGGGATCATCTGCTGCACCTACTGAGCGTGCGAAGACAGTTTTCTGGACGGTAGCGAGAGAACTGGAAGCCTCATCAGAGAAGGCTTTCATCAACTTGCGACCTTCCTCGGACGCCTTCTTGATACCTGTAACCGCAGCATTGATAGGACCCATCATGCTATCGAGAGCCCATTCACTGCCCGCCACTATGGCGGTGTTGGCTTCCGACGCAGCATCCGCAGCCGAGAAGAATAGCTTACGGGCTTCTGCTGCCCGCTGACCCATTGCCTGTCGTTCATCTTCGATGCGACTCAAAGTCACTTGAAGCAACTGCTTGGACATCTTGATCTCGCCGTCTAGTATTTCCTGGCGAGCATCTTTGGCAGCCTGGAGAGCACTCTTCGGAGATTCGACATTGAGACGAAGGAGGATTGTAAGCCCACTGAGTAAACGTTGACCGATGTCTGTGATGAAGAAGTTCTTAACCTCGTTGAAGAACTTGGTAACCTTCTCTGCATCTGTAGAAACGACGAGTTTGTGAGCGTCTGTGTATGTGCCTGCAAGAGCAGTCTTCTGTTGCTCTAGGGTCTTGTTGAAGTGCCCAGCCGTATCATCAGCGAGGGCGATAACACCTGTCAGACCACGAATCCGTGGGAACAACTTAGAAATCGATACCGCACTACCATCAGTGGTTTCTGTGACTGCTATGATAGCGTCTTGGAGATTGTAGGCTTCCAAGATTTGTTCGCCAGTCTCGAAACCTAACTCCTTCATGGCATCCTTCATACCTTCGGTCGGCTTCAAGAAGCCCTGCATCGCACCACGTATCTGCGTGATAGCTTTATCAGTCTTGATACCGTTGATAGTCAGAGTGGCTATACTAGCATTCAACTCTTCCATCGTAATGCCAAGTTGGGACGCAATAGGCGAGATAGTACCCAACCCTTGTGCCAACTCTTCAGCCCGTGTACGACCGAGTTCGATAGTCTTGAAGAACTTCGCGGCAACATCTTCGACTTCAAACACATCCTTGCCGAAAGCGTTCAGAGTACCAGACAAGAGGTTGACCGAGGTGGCTATGTCTGTCTTGGTGATCTTGGCGAACTTAGCAGCCGCACCCAAAAAGGATTCCAAGTCTGCGGTAGTCTGAGCAATCTGGTTCGAGATTGTTTGGTACGCCGCTTCAGATGCGTCACCAATGTCCACGTTGAAAGCATCAGAGACTCTTTTCACGACACCTTCAAGTGCTGACATGCCACCGATGGCATCTCCGCTGATAGTCGCGATCTCAGCAATGCCTTTCTGGAAATCAATAGCACCTTGGAGAGCAGCCTTCAATGACTGCCGTATGGTGTTCAACGCTCGAACGATAGCCTGTGTTAAGACTACGCGGCCTATGGTCTGCCAAGACAGTACCCAACTCTTGGAGGTGTCTTTGGCGGCTTTACCAGCCTTCTCTGTGGCAGCAGTGACAGCATCGATGTTAGCTGTGTCTACACCTCCGGCAGCAATCTTCGGGGCTGTCGGCAATTTTATCTTGTTCAGCTTTGACAATTGAGTAGCTGCCGCTGCACCATCACCAGCCATCTTCTTCAAAGCAGATACTGTCTTACCACCCATCTTGTTGAAGCGTTGCATGGCCACAACAGAGTTGTTCAACGCTGCGTTGTACTGGTTAATGCCCGTTGTAAGGTTCGTCAGAGCGAGGTATGCTTTTGAAGCGTCTAAGCTAATTTGTTGTCGGATTTCATCAGCCATGGTTATATCCTCAGAGTAGTCTTCTTGAGAAACTTAGACGAAAGCGGTATCCTAATAGTGGCGGCTTCTTTTCTAAAAGCTGCCCGACCCTTGATTTGAAAGTTGTAGGGTCCAGGTTTCTTGAGTTTGTGGAAAACAGCAGGGTCACTCTCAGGTGAATTGTACTCATTGTGTACCAGCCACTTGAGATCGGTTGTGTACTCGAAGGAGTAAATACCCTTCTTAGCATCAGCCGACATCTTCCCGGTGCCGTGCCGCTGTCCAAACGAAATCCGGCTTTTAACAACGGGGTCAATAGCGAGTGAATATCCAGCTTCACGAGCTAGTCGCATAAAGGTTGCCCGAGAGGCTCCTGACCATACTGGGATTTCAGACAGGACAGCCTCTAGCCAGACGAAGGCTAAACGGGCGATTTCATTTGAGAGTTCCGCGTGTATGGCTTTACGTAACGCAGGTTCGTCTACTTTCAGTTGTACTAGGTTGCCAGTGAATTTCATGGTCAGAAGCCTCCTAGCGATGTTTCTTAGAAGGGGCAGCCATGGGACATCCCATGGCTGCCGCCTCATCGTATTCGCAGGTTTGGTTATACGCAAGAATCATCGCCTGTATCTGCACCCCGTTCTTGTCCCATTCGGACTTGACACCGGGTGGCAGTATACCTACTCGGATGCAGGCTTGCCAGGTGGCGTAGTCTCCGGTTCGGTACTTTGGCCAGAGTACTCTTTTGGAATCGGCTCCTGACCACGTAGAAAAGCCTCACGGGCCTTTTCCAGCTTGGCCTCATCAAGACAGTTTGCTTCAAAGGCGAGGTGCTGGATACGATTACACTCGACCATTGTGAAACCATTCTTGATGAAATCCTGGTCCCATTCAGTCCAAGTCGACGGGTCATCGAGAGAGACCTGATCCCACTCAATGTCGCTTGGTTCCAGAGACTTGATGACTAGCCAGGACATCTTCCTGGCAGAGTACGTCTTCATCATGTCCGTGTAGCCGGGCTCTTTCAAGTTCGGCACCCAGCCTTGACCGGCTCGGTTTATCATGGGGGCTGTTGGCTCGGGGCACATTGCGTCGAACTCATCATAGTTCGGTACTCCAATGGCACGGAAGACAATCGTCTCCTCACCTCGTGGTAATACCAGAAATTCCTCAGTAGGCAGGGTTGTCGGATCAATTCCACCAATCTTCATTTTGATTCTCCCTCAAAATTAGAACAGAAAAACCCGGGTAGGTGGTGTGCCTACCCGGGTTGTAAAGGACTTATTGGGCAGTTCGCGTCATTGTCGGTTGGATAGCGTTGCAACGTCCCGTAACAGAAATGGCTGCCTCACCCAGATCGGGCTCACGACTCTCGGAACGGAAGTCCGGGAAGACGGTAGTCTCGACAGCTTGGGTAGTGCAGATAGGTGTGTGAACCACTTCGACGTCAATCGCGTACGGTTCACAAGGATCAGCCGAACTTGAGACCCACTCGGATGCTCCGCCGATATTCTTTAGAGCGTCCATGGGCGAGATGGCCTCGCCGGTCCCCGTGGTGATGTACTCGTACACAAAGTCAAGGCTCAAGTCGAGCGGGACTTGGTCACCCGAACGGACGGTGTCGAGGACACCACGGTCGAGATCGTACTCGTATTCACTGGACTCGGTGTAGGTGAGATTACCATCACCGATCTTGATTTCCAACTCTTGCGGAAGGAACGTAATCACGTCGTCGTTCGCAGGCATGTCGAGAGCGTCGAGAGCCGGTGAGAACGTCAGTTCCCAGGATGTTGCCCCGGCATGGACAATAGTGACAGCCTCAGCACCTGCGTCAACCAGGCTACTGCCGTCGATGACGATGGCGGCGACGTCGGTTGCAAGGTACGTGCTTTGAAACTCAACAGTGTAAGGACCGCCCGCAGAGCCTGTGACGACGATGTCACCAGCGGTGATACTTGAGAGAGCTTCAAGTGTAGACTGAACAAGCGATGCCGCAGCATTGTAGACGATAGTCCCTGTTGGACCTGCACCCATGAAGTCCAGGGTGAAGGTTCCAGCCGACGGCGTGTCGAGAGTGATGAGTTGCTGCTCGTTGGAGTTGACCGCCGAGATCACGAAGATCGTGTCAGCCACAGTGTCAATCGAAAAGCGAACTCCAACGGGGATTATCGTGGTCGAAGCAGGGGTTCCGGAGAGGGTGTCAATCTCGATTGTCGTGTTTCCACCCGCAAGTGCGAGGTCGTCAACCAGACCGGCTCCAGCCCAACCATCCTTCAGCTTGATGATACAATTTTTCAACTCGATTCTGGCGATGGTACACCTCCTTACTGGGCGGTTCGAGTAATAGTCGGTTGCGTGGCGTTGCACCGACCAGTAACAGAAATGGCAGCCTCACCCAAGTCGGGCTCACGGCTCTCAGAACGGAAGTCCGGGAAGACGGTCGACTCGATGGCTTGCGTGGTGCAAATCGGAGTGTGGACCACTTCGACGTCAACCGCGTAGGGCTCACACGGGTCAGAGGACGAGCTTCGCCATTCAGACGCTCCACCGATCTGCTTCAAGGCGTCCATCGGGGAGATAGACTCCCCAGTGTAGGTTGTGATGTACTCGTACACAAAGTCGAGGCTCACATCCATCGGTACCTGGTCGCCGGAGCGAACACTGTCGAGAACGCCTCTGTCGAGATCGTACTCGAACTCGCTCGACTCAGTGTAGGTCACGTTGCCGTCACCGATCTTGATTTCGAGTTCGATGGGTTGGAAGGTAATCACATCCCCCTGGGTATACGACCCAGCACCGAGAGCGGGCGTGAAGGTGATGGCGGTTGTGGTCGTAAGACCATCGGTGGGCGTTCGCGTGACAACGGTGTGTACTGTCGTGCTGGCAGTCTCACCCTCATGGGTGAATTTTGCACCCACCGGAATCACATCGGTCCCAAGTCCACCGGCGTTGAGGACGGTGGTCAAGACGTCACATCCGGCGTCGGTTGCAACAGGTGTTGCGTCGTTATTCGTCGACACCCCGCTGAGACCATCCTTCAGCTTGATGACGCAATTTTTCAGTTCGATACGTGCCATTATAAGTTTCTCCTGTTAGTCTACTGGAAGGAACATTTCGTAGCGAGCATCCACGACCGACTGCTTGATCTTATCAGTTGGATCAACCTTGCCGAAGTGCAGCACTCGCACAATACCAGACTTCCCACTGCGGGGAACCAAACAACCCAGGTATGAATCGTCATCGCCTACGGCTATGCCGTACTTGTAGATGAGAATTGCCTGGTCCATTGCCTCATGAAAGAGACCCGCGTTTGTCAGGATCGCGTGCCTGTTTTTCTGTTGACCGTCATATCGACTGGTCAATAATACGTTGACATCCATCCAGAGTTGGTATTCACCTTGCAACTGCTTGGTGAAGGGACCGGTGATACGAATCTCAACGTGATCTGTTGCCTCCGTGTCTTCATCTGTCTCATCGTCGATACCCTCAACAATCGCTGGGATATTGTTGGTGTCGGCGACGTCGTTCAGATTCTTAGCGATGGAGGCGAATATCCACCGTGCCCAATTAGGGTTAGCTGGCATTTGTATCGTCCTCCAAT